GTGGCCTTGCCACCTTGGGCCTGGATGGTAGCCCCAGCGCCGTCTGTCAGTATGACGGCTGACCCGGTGACCCTGATTTTCCGTGTCCCGTCGGTCAGGACCAGTTCACCTGCCGCCGCGTGGGGGTTGGGCGATGAAAATGGACTGATCCCAGCCAGCGCCACCGCGTCCGCCAAGTCATGACGGCGCAAAATGGCCGGGTCAACGTCGTCACCGCCAGCGGCCAGCCATTCGTCAAGGGATCGATCGCCAAAAGTCAACCAGACATCGTCACCCACGGCCAGATCCCAGATTATGGTGAAGCCGCCACCCTGGGGGAACATGACAGGGACGTCCGCTATGGTTGGAAGCCGCGTCCCTTCGGTGTCGCCCTTGAATCGGCCACGGATAATGGGCTGGACTTCCGCCCGTTGCTTCCCATGGACATAAGACACGATCTTTCCCGGACATCCCGTGGGGACGCCAGCCAGTTCGCCCAGAATCGCGTCCGTTACAACGGTTTCCAATGTGGCCACCGGTCGGTCCAGGTTCCTGGGGGCTTCGTCCGTGGGATTATTGCTCATATGCTGGCCTCGATTGCTTCCACGGTTGTGTAATATTCCGTTGACCACCCACTGTCCCCAGCGTGGGTCACCAATTTTGGGATAAACCACCCGTTAATCCAACGGCTGGCGACCTTCAGGGGACGGCGGGGCTTGATCAATCCATTAAGCAAACTGACCACCTTGATCCGTCCGCCGTCCAGGCGTTCGGGCGTCCCGATCATGCCAGTGTCCTGGGAAAGAATCACGCCCAGGTGGGCCGTGGCCTTCTTGTCCATGCTAATGACCAGGTCCCCGTCCTGGATCATCCACTTGGCTTTGGCGGTTTTTACCAGGTCGTCCAATACCTTGCGGCTTGGGCCGAATGCGGTGTACCCGCCTTGATATTGGATGTCAGGAAGGGAATCTGGAAGGACCACGTTAGATAATCCCATTGACGCGGCCACTCTGGCAAACAGGGACCGCAAACCGATGGGGCCGCGATACGTAGCGGACAGGCGACTGACCCGAATGATCCGCCCACCGTCCGCCCCCTCTATCGATGTCACGAAATCAAGGCCGTCCTTGACGTTCGCCACCTTCTTGGCTTCCCCGCTGAATATCTGACCCAATGGGGCCGACTCATAGCCAGCAAACAGACGGACCACCTGGCCGGTTTTGGCAAAGTTTCGGCTGTCTGGTGACAGGTTCCACAGCTGAATGGTTGCCGTGTCCGCCTGGGGATTGTCTGTCTTGACCACGGAGAAATTGACCCGGACGGAGTCCCACCGACGGCCAGTGCCGCCTGACGGCCCGATTTCAACCGCTGTTTTCCTGATCCAGAATGGGTTCCCCGTCATGGGACCACATGGACAGTGATGTCAAAGGCCGAATCGGCGGCTTTGGCCGCGTCCACTTCGGATTCGAGGAAATAGACCAGCGTGAAGGACCCGGCCAGGTTGTCCCTGGTGATCACGTCTGGGGTGTCATCGTCCCGAAGGACGCCAAAGGCACCAGGTGGGGCGCTGGTCGACTTCTGACGGGCGAATAACAGCCAGTCCGGTGACAACAATGACCCCCGAACGATGGCCACCCCGTCCCCGTCGTATAGATCCGCCATCCAGGCTTCCAGCCGGTCGTTATACCAGACCCGGAATTGACAGGGGACCCCTTCCAGGGTCAGTTCCACCAGCCAATCACTGGTGACGTCGTCAAAATGGGGGAGTGCTATCATGATTCACCTATCCAAAAATTTGAACGAGTAGGGATTCACCCTTTTCTTGCTGGCCGGGGTTCACTTCGTCCTCGCCATCCGGCCCGCCCTGGCCTTCACCCTGCCGCTGGCCCACTTCCTTAGTCGTTTCCCCGGTATTTCGGACCACTGGCTTCCGTCGGATGGGTGGAATTTCGACAGACAGGGATGAAACCACCCGAATTTCCTGAAACCGAAGGGTAGGCTTGATCTTCTGTGAGTCACCCGCCCCGATGGTCTGGGAAATATCCGTCAAAATCATGTTTTCATAGACCCGCTGAATGGTCACAACCTTGACCAGCTCTTTATTGTCCATGATCACCCGCAACCATTCCCAGGCGTCCAGGTCCCTGTCCTGGTAGGCGTCCGCAACCAAGGGTGTGTTGGACTGTTCCACCGTTATCGTTAGCCCTACGGGCAATAACCGGACGTGGTCAGCCACTTCCACCCCATCTTCCACCGGGTGGGTGGTCACTTCGGCTGATTTCTGGTGGGTTTCGGTCACCGTGGCGTCAAAGGTAATGATTCCCCACCCGTCAGCGTCCTGGATGGAAGCGCCACGGGTCGCTGGGGGTCTGACAATGGACGCCATTTCAGTTTGGGCCGTTGGTTCGATGCTCACGCCAAGCCCCCTTCCTGGCTATCCTGTAATTTTTCCAGGCCGTCGGCCAGCCCCTGGGACGTCCCCCGCTTGACGGCTTCGGTCAGCTGGTCCGGCCCCATGTCGGTGGTTCCCTGGACGTTCACCGAGACTGAACCCACGTTGGCGGTCAGCCCAGCCGCCTGACCAGAAATTTTCCCTTCCCGGACAGCCGACAGCCTACGTTCTGCAAGTTTCCCAGCCAGCTGGTCAATATCGACATTCCCGCCCGACCGTTCGGCAATGTTGGCCGCCCGTTCCCGAAGCCTGGACTGGGTTCCCTGGTCAAACGACCCCAGCGCCTTGTCTCCCCGTGCCCTTAGCTGTTCGCTGTCTGTGCTGGACAGCCCTAGAGCTTCGGCGGCTTCCCTTATCGTGTCCCTGATCGGCCCAATAATTCCGTTGATCTTCGTGGCGATACCGCCCAGGAAGCCACCGACCGCATCGAAGGCAGACTTGATGAATTTGATAAGCATCCTGAAGGGCCAGCTTGCCACCTTCCAAATCAACTGGGCGGCTCCAACAATGAAACGGACCACGGCCCCGATCCACCCTTTCCCCTCTTTTATTTTCTTGATAATTCTCCCCAGCATGGACTCACCGCCAGTGAAGAACGAATAAAGGTCTTGACCGATCAGGACAACCGCCGCGATAAGCGCCCCAATGGCCAGCGGGATAGCGAAAACAGCGGCTTGCATTAGTGCCGCCTTGATGGCCGCCCAGTGGAAGGCGAAACCGATAGTACGGATCAGCTTGACCAGGGCCACCAGTCCGCCGAATACTTTGGCCGCCACCAGTGATAGAAGGACCACCTTGAAAATGGCGATCACCCGCTTGGCCCCGCCTATCCACTGGACCAGCTTGGCCAGGCCCTTCCCCACCACCGCGATGGCGTCCCACACCAGCCCGAAGGCGCTGGCCAGCCCCATCAGGACGGCCTTTAGGTTCTGGCTGATCAACTCTCGATTCCGAATGAACCAGTCCCGCATACCTTGTGCGATTTTTGTAATCATTGGCATGACGGCGGACCCGATAGCAAACCGGATCCCCTTCAAAGCCTTCCCCACCTCGTCAATCGAGTCACCAAATACTTCGGACTGGCGGGCCACGTCGTCAGATAAGACAATCCCCAGATCCCTGGCTTCCTGCCTCATTTCCGCGATACCTTCGGACCCGGCCAAGAAGAAATTGGTCAGGATCTTCCCAGATCCGCCCAGAAGTTTTTCAGAAATGGCCAACCGCTTGGCTTCGTTGGTCATCCCCTTCATGCCGTCGGCCACCTGTAACAGTAAGTCTTCAGTCCCCAGAAGGTTCCCTTCGGTATCGGTCAGGGTAACACCCAATTCATCGAACATAGCCTTGAATTGTTCGTTGCCCTGGGTCGCTTCCAGGGCGTTCTTGGACACGTCCTTGATCACGTCCGTCAGGTTCGCCATCTCCCCACCGGACTGCTGAACAGCGTGGGCCAGTTCCTGATATGACCCAATAGACAGCCCGAAAATGGCGGATTGCTTGGCGGCTTCGTCCCCAGCGTTGGCCGTCTCATTCGCAAAGGCAAAAAGACCAGCCGCCGCCGCCGCCCCAGCGGCCCCCACTTTGGCGATAAGCCCAGCTATGGATTTCATGGACTTCTTGACCTTGTCAAGTTCGCCCTGATCCACCTTGAAGCCGTATTGGGTGGTGACCTCTTTAACTACGACCATGACGGGTCCTTTCCATTCGTTCGTTGGCTTCCTTGCTGGCTAGATTTTCCATGGCCACCACCGCGTCCAAGTAAAGCCCGGCTTCCACCAGGTCATCCACTGACCATTCCACTTCCACTTCATGAAGGGTGGCCAGCCGTTTACCGACCACCCGCCATACCTCCCAGTCTACTTGTCCGGTTGCTTCGGCGTGCTCGATGATTCGCCTTGCCTCTTGACGGTGTTTGCTACCAGGGCCAGCTTGGGAAGCGCCGCCGCTAAAGGGACGGCCAGGGCCTTCCCGAAATTGTCCAACACCACGTAGGCTGCCGCTGACAGCATTTCGCCCAGGTTCCCCTGGTAGGCTTTGTCAAAAACCGCGTCCACAGGCTGGCCATCCCTTGACGTGTACAGGAACAGCTTGTCCACCAGGGCCTGGTCCGCCTTCAAGAGTTCTTTGGCCAGGCTGGCCGCCGCCATCCCCATCCGATCCAGTCCAATGTCTTCGTCCACGCCTTCACCAGCGAGGGCCGCTTGGCGCTGTTCGGGGGTCATGTTGCCACCTACCGCCGCAAGCTGGCCAGCGGCAGGCCCCACGGCGGCCAGTAGTTCGTTTAGTAGCTGATAGCCTTCCCGGCCACCGTGCAAGACGTACTCGTATTGATGGGGCTTCCCGTCCGCGTCCTTGACTGATCGTTTGATTTCCGTTCGCATGGGCTTTTAACTCCTCGTGTTGATTGAAGACGAAGACGGCGGGGAATAACCCCCGCCGTCTAGGCCGTTTGAAAATCGTCTAGGTCAAGCCGCCCAGCGCCCCACCACCGCCGCTGGTGGTCGTGGGTTCGATGGGTTGAATGTCACCCTTCAGGGAAGCACACCTGATCCTGAATTCCACTTCGACAGACTCAGGTCCCACCGTTCGATCAGGCTGACGAAGGACCCACGCCTGGACCGCTTTATAACTGGTGTTGCTGTTCAGGTCCTTGACCCCCAGGCTGAACATGTCACCCGTGCCAGCCGTCCGGCCCAGCTTGCGCTTGTCGGCCAACTGCTTAATCGCTCTGCTGCTCGCCATCAGCTTAATGGTCACCGTGGCCCTGTAATCGTTGGTTTTCGCCCTGATCACTTCGCCCCCCGCGCCGGACGAATCGGTCCAGTCATCGGTGTCCCAGGCAATGGTCAGGGCGTCC